TACTTTTGGAAGCGAGTGTTAGTCGTTCCGTTGCCTATGTATAAATCAAAGGTGTCTGTTGTGAATAGTGGCTCACCAGCTAATGCCGTAGGAATCCCACTCGCTAAACCCCTTTTAAATCTTAATGTATTTGCCATATATCTTGTATTATCTTATTTTAACTCTATGCGTCCTACCAGGTTCCAAAATCCCCCACACTCCACGATCTATTTGCCGACAAATCAAACACCACATCATTGATTGTGATTGTGCGAGTTGTTGGCACACCTCCCACATCACTTGCCGTCACTACACTCCAAGTTGGAGCAGCACTACTTGTCCCATCACCAGTCTGGGATAGGAACATCTTAGTAGTCGTAGTGTTACCAGCACGTCTAAGAGCCGCCCCACTCGCATTACCATAAATAATGTCTCCAAGACTTGTCATAGGGTTGCTAAACCCACCAAGACCAGCCAATGTGTACTCAGGCACATTTAAAGTAGCACCCACTAATGTAGATGCACCACTATTGCCCGTTGTAGTGAGAGTGATTGCGTTTTGCTTTGAACTAAACGTCAACCAATCCGTACTTGTCAAATACCCATTCACACTACTTGTCGCAGCTGGGATGCTCATAGTATTAGTGCCACTATTCCAAACAAGTGGAGTGGTGGCGAGAATATCAGCAGAAGTTAAATAACTCGGAGTAAAAAACTCCAAAGCCGTGCCAAGAGTGTTATATCGAAGTAACTGCCCAGCAGTTCCAAGAGGAAAGGCACTCGTGAACGCATACGCACTATCCCATTGCCCTTGCTTGGTTGTGGTGGGTAGTGAATACCCAGCAGCGAAGCTAATGGCAATAGTCCCACTCGATGTGATTGGTGAACCACTAACACTAAACCCCGTAGGAGCAGTTAGTGCGACACTTGTTACCGTACCACTACCAGCACCACTTGAAGGAATATATGTTATGAGTGATTTGTTTATTCTCACCAGGTACCAAAATTAATTGATGAAGTCTTTGTCCATAATCCCGTACTTGCAACATATTGCAACACATCACCATCACTCGGAGATAATGCAGCCACATCGTGCAACTCATCCATCTCATAGCCGTTTTGCACCCTAACCTCCCACGTTCCTTGATTGGGATGCGATCTCGTTACAATAGCCACATATACCAAATGATTAGGAGCATAAGGCTTTGTTGTTGTCACACCACCAGCCACACTTGGTGACAAATATAATTGTTGCCCTTCGTTGTATATGCTTGTATCTAACCCACTCACTTTACCAAACACAACAACATAGCCGAAGCCGTTATTTGATATATCATCTTTCACTACTCCGAGAGTCTGCGCACTTGTCGCATCACCAGTAGCAATAGCCTTGCTAATCGTTGCGGTATTACCAGTCGCACCACTTATATACACCACAGTGCCTTTGGTTACTGTTGCACCCGTTTGATTCCTTACATATTGCAAAAGAGTAAGAGCCGAGTCAACTGCTCCTCCTCCTACATTACTTCCTGACTTAATGTAAATAGGACTCGGAGGCACCACCTTCACAACTATGTTGCTTGATGTGTCCGTAACCCTAATAATAGGCTGCGTTGTTGTATAACTAACCTTAATAACCATTATGATGTTATTTGCGATTGCACTTGAATATATCCTTGCATCCAAGTATAAGTTCCCGTTGCGGTAGTTACTTGTAGGTCGTACTTATACTCCCCAGCGGTGTAACCAGCCGTTGTAGCAGCAGTTAAAGTAACAGTTCGCTCATTTGGTTGCCCAACTACAAATGCTCCGTTATCCCAAGTAAATTGTGTGACACCAGCACTATTTTTAGCCATTAGCTTAAATACATCAGTGGTGACATCCATAGGACTTGTCTCGCACTCATCATCCCAAAATGACAATGGGAGAACGTAAGTATCTCCTTGTCTAATCGGCATTAAATTAAATTCTGGTACCATATAATAATTTTAATTTCTATCTACCTTATCTTTTAATTCCAATTTTATGTCTTGCAAAGCGTCAAAAATCTTCCCCAATTTCTCACCAATCTCATCTTCTTTCTTTTCAAGGGTGCGGACACGAAGATCAAGTTCTCTCAACTTAATCTTCATATCCGTAAACATCTTCGACAATGCCATTGCAAATGCAATAGTCTGAATAATTATCGTCACAATCACCCCTTGCTCCATCTTACTTTGAGTCTTTAGCAAAGATTCCTACAAGAAGCATTCCAATCCCAGCCAAGACCAATTTCCAATCATTAGCCATTGCACCTTCCCAAATAACTGGGAGTCCTGCAACTGCGCCAAACAAAGATGTCTTTAGATTTTCTAACATTTCTTTCATTTTCTATATTTTTAAATTGCCGTGTAACAATGCGTTACCGTTGTTCCGTTTAATGAAGCACCTAAGTTAATTACAGGTGTAGCGCCATCTAAAGTAACTGTATAGTTAAAGTACCATTTGCCACCATATCCTACCGCTACAAGTTTGTAAACACCACCTGGTTCGCTTCCAGCAGGAGCAGTAACCTTACCACTCACCACAACATCTTGATCTCTAATCAGTGTATCTATAATCGAACCTGTGCCTTGTAATGAGTAGTTGTAAGTAGTAAATGATCCGTAAGTAGAGTCTAAAGAAAGTGAAGTAATAAGGCACTCAAATTCATAAGATTGATAGTTATTTTGATTATCAATTAAGTCTAAAAAGCACTTAAATTTGGTGTTTGTACCCGTTATAAAGTTATCAAAAAAATTGATACCTTGCATATTTGATTCGACCAATTTTGCTAACCCACTACCACTAACCGTAAAGGTTTGCCTACCCGATAGATAACTTCTATAAGTAGTGTTAGTCTTAGGAGCTAACTCAATAGTCTCACTATTTATTGTTATATTAGAATTAGTAGCACAAGCAAACGGATACACATTGTCATTTGCATCCATTGCTGCCAATACTAACCCTTCTGCTTTTATTACGTCTGCCATTATTTGTATATATATTTTTCAATATAATCGTCATAATTTAGTGCATTTGGCACTGTATAACTACTAACATTAAAGGTACCACTTGTAAACTGAATAGAAGTAATACTTTTACCAACTTCAGTAGCAGTAAACGATACCTCAAATTGGTCGTTAGGATTTATAGTGTATGTGCCTACTGGTGATAAGTTTAAACTAAATGGAAATGGAGCAGCACCACTAATTGTATATGCTTGTGTCTTTATTGTTGTACCATTTTGCTTAACATAAAACTCTACAAGAACAGGTGTGGCTCCAATATATGAAACAAAATTTCCACTCGCACTAATTGTCAAACTTTCTGTTATAGGCTCAGCACCTTGATAAATAATTAAATTATTTGCAGCTACAACAAAGTCGGTATTTGTAGATGCATTCCAAGGTATAGTATTAATATTATTATAAGTTCCAGTCTTAATATTTAAAGTTAATGATCTTGTTGGTCCTGCTGCACCATCTCTTGTTTCATCCCATATTTCTTCCATTGTGCAAGACCAAGTAGCATTAACAAAATCTATTTCTTTCAAATTAGATATGTAAAATATTTTGTTAGGAGAATCATTAACTAACTTTATAGTATTTAATAATCCAATAACTCTTGGATTTAATCCATCATACCATTTAAGACCATAAAAGTTAGCATCTATTTTATCACGATCATATCTATTATGTGACCAATATGTAATTGCATTTTGTTTCTTAAAACTTTGTCTTTCTCCGCTATACCTATATCTATACCATTCAAAATTTGTAGGTGTAGCACCATCTGACTCGTATATCAAACCTTTGTAAGATTCTGACATAAAATCATTAAGATATAAGTCGTAATTATTATTAAACTTAATATTTGCAGTCTTAATAAATTTAGACTCTACCGCAGTTAACCCGACTTGAAACCCATCTAATCTATTAAGTATTTCAAACTCAAAGTTTTTAAAGAATCTTGTTTGTCCTGCTACTGTTGTTGTGCCTGGGCAAATCAGATAAACATATAATTGTCCCGTATCTGGTAAAGGGTCAGCTTCTATTTCTACTGTATTCCATTCTGTGTATTGTACCTCATTTTCATAATTAAGAAACACGGTTTGCAATAATGGTGTAGTAGCTACCCATTTACCTAAATTAGTTAAAGAATAATTTATAGCAGAATTGCCAACTAAATATACATAAGCTAATTTATCGGGTGTAGATGCATTGTATAAATATTTTGTATCTACTTGAAATCTTATTTTCTCACCAAAGTTTACATCTATTGGGTCTGAACCTAATATGAAATCATCTGTCGGAGGAGTTATTCTATCTTGTGGTATTAATATATAATTATCGACTATTGGTCCTACGTTTGATGTATATATCTCAGACCTAACCGCAGTTGCAGATGTAACTAATGTTTTTGTGATAGGGTTACCAAAATATAAAGTCCAATTATCTATTGCATATTCTTTATATGTAGGATATGTAGCAAGTAATTGTCCTCTTGCGAATGAACTATTTTTTATTACCTCTTCAATTCTTTCAAAATTAAATCTAACTATTGTTTCCTTAGGTTTACGATTTATAAATCTTAACATCTCAGGTGCAATAGGTTTTACCTCACTTGTTTCACCAACTTCTATATCAAATCTTTTATTAAAAGAAGTATTTACACCACCAATCCTTTGAAATCCTCTTAAATTACCATTTGTGTATAAATCTTCCAATCTAAGAATAAACCATTTATTTTCGTATTGAAATAATGTTTGATTAAAAGCAGTATTTATTTTCTCAAGAACAGTATAACAACTATCAAATTCTCTTGGAGATGTTTCAAATGTTCTTGGATCTAATTTAGCTTGATTTAAACAAGTGCTTGGCAAAGTATCTGTCATACTTGTATGATACAAGTTGTTTACAATAGTATAATCAGTTAATGGTTTAGAAGTATTTTCTAAGCAATACTCCATATATAATAATGGAGTTATATTATTAACTACTTCTGCACCTGCATTTGACAACTGTTTATCTTTTAATGAACCTATTGCTTCAGATGCGGTTATGATTAAAGTATGATTACTATTGTCATATGTTTCACTAAAATCATCTTGCAACACAAATCCACTCCAATATGGAATAGATAAATCATTGCAATAAAATTTTACTTCTATATCTGTATCTTGGTCTGCAATAAAACTATCAGCACTAACTCCTGACGAGTTAGTAACTATTTGAACCTCAGCAAGAAAAGGTCTAATTGGCTTAAATAAATTATCATCACTATTAAATTCTCTTAACACAAATGGTCTTGCACCTCCATCTAAATAAGTTACGCTACCAGTAAAACCTTCAAATAAAAAGTCTACTTGATTGGCGGTACCATCAGTTGAAAAAAATTCTATTCTATATTTGATTGTTTTAGCCAATTCTTCCTATTGTTGAGTTTGTACGATTAAGAACACCTACTAAATCACTACCCCTTTGTACGAATACTACTTGTCCTCTCATTTGCATACCACCTTCTAATCCACCAAAATTAACTCTTGCTGGATCAGGGTCAAACAATTTTCTCCAAGCATCTATTCCTTCATCAGAAATAGTTGACAAACCTGCGGTAACTAATCCAGTTGAACCAAGTGATAATAAATTAGCCAAACCTTTTATTAATGCTTTTGCAAGTAAGGCAGCAGTAATTCTTTTAATTTGTTTTATAATATCATCAGCAAATGCTTTCCAGTTTTCACGACCTCCTTCAAGAGCAGTTGTAAATAATCCTTCTAATGGTTCTTGTAAAAATCTTAAATCTTTTACTATTCTATTAATTTCTTGCTGCTGAAATTCTCCAAAATTTACTAAATTCTTTAATGCCTTTGCATATACATCTTCAAGGTTTAGTGCTTTGTTCAGCATTTCAATAACCTCTTGACCAAAAGCTAATTGTTCTAAAAAGTCATTATTTGCTTTTACTACTTTATCAGTAGAATTGCCTATCTTATCATAAGCCATTGAAAGATTAACCAATGCATCAAATTCTTTCTCTTCGGCTTGTATATTTTTATCTCTTTGTTTTTCTTGCTCTTTGAGAAACTGATTATTAATTTCTAATGCTCTTTTATCAAATTCTCTTTGTTGTATAAGAACATTTAATGCTCTAATATTTGATTCAATAGCAGTTTTATTCTCGTTTAATCTTGACTTATTTAATGAAAGAGTATTTGCAAATTCGGGATTAATTGAAATTAATTCATTTAAAGCATCTTTCCTTTGCTTCTCAGTATTATTAACATTTAATAATATGTTTCCATACTCATTTAATTTAGCCTTTATATCTTTTAAATTAAAGGCTTCATCAAGTTCTTGAGTATCTAATTTAAGTATGTCTTTTACCTTAGCAGTACCTCCATCTCCTTTTACTATACTTTCTATACCATCTAATTCATCTCTTAATGCGATTTTACTAAGTCCTAAACTTTCTCTTTCTTTTTCTAATTTTTTATTTAATTCTTCTAATGATTTAGTAATTTGATTAGAAGAAAATATTTCTGTTACAGGTATAGTTAATGCGCCAGGACCAGCTGCTTGTCCTGCATCTTTTAATGATTCTTTTAATTTTTTATTTGTTTCTGTAAGTTGTGATGACAAATTCAACTCTGCATCTTCTAATTCATATATTTTTTCAGTTATTTTAGAAATTCTATTTTCTAATCCTTTTACTTTTGCTTGTTTGAAGATAGATTCAGTTAATCTATCTGTTGCTTCTTTTAATTTTTCTGTATCTTCTGCTGATGTTGTAAAAGAACCATAATAATCTTTATCAATTTCTTTTAATTTATTTAAAGCATTAGATCTTTCTGATTCTGAATATAAAAGATTAGTAACAACTTCAGTTAACCATTGGATGGTCTCAATCCTACCTTCTTCAGAAGCCCTTGACTTCATCATAGATATTCCAAGTTCATCTAAAGAATTTGCATAACTATCATATTCTTTATTGACCTTTGCTATTGATTTAGCTAAATCTTCATTATCGCTTATTATTGATAATACAGCATTACTTAAGCTACCATATTTTTGTACGGCAACTGTAATACCAGCAGTTACTACGCTAAAAGCTAAAAATAACCCTGCTGGACCAATTAATGACGCTCCTAATGCTTTAAATGCAGCAATATTGCCTCCAGTTTGTGTTGCTAACTGACTAAATGATTGCGATAATGCTGGTAGGTTATTTTGTATTGCAATAAAACCAAATGGTAAGTCTTGTGCAACTAATGAAAGTGATGTTAAGGCAGTCCTTGCATCTTTTGTACCAGTTGTAAATGTTTGGGCAGTTGTTGCAGTCTTTTGTAAATTACCTTCTAATTGATCTAATCTTTGATTAATTTGTAACAAAGATTGTTCTAACCCTTTGCCAAAATCACCTAAATCTGTTTTTTGAACAGCAGCAGATATTTGTCCAATAGATTCTCTAACATCAGATATAGCCTTTTGTAGCTTACTAATGTCAGCATCTATAACTATACTTAAGGGACTATTGTTTTCTGCCATTTTGTTAATCTATTAAAGACTTCTCTATACTCTTCATCAGTGGGTTTAGTAGCTTCATCCCCTGGTAGCTCCCACAAAGCCTCAGGTGTCTTTGGTGCGGTTTTAGGATCACCCATTAACCTTACCATTGTAAACATGAGTAGTCTTGTCTGCTTATATGTATCTACTTTTTTCTCTTGGTGACCTTGTATCATAAGAGAAAAATGTCTTGGACTCATGTCGTAGAAGTCACGTGGAAGCAAACACAATTCACCGAAAGCGAATGCTTCTATTTCCTCCCACGTGAACTCTTTTTTTTTGCTGACTCTTCAGTATTTTTGGAAGCTACAAAATTCTTTTTAATCATGTCGCTTTCGCCCCATACTTTAATTATCTCTTTAAGCTCATCAATGAAATCTTGTTTCATTATGTTAGCTTCAATATAATCAAGCAGAGTTTCAAAAGTTATTTCGGGTAAGACTCCTTTGACAAGGCAGTTATTGTAATAACCACTATAAATAAGATGAGCAATGCCAATCTCATTTATCTCTCCATTCTCAAAAGTTATTCCGTCTTTTAGTTTATCGGCTACATACCTAAACGAAGCCATCCCAAATTTTAGTCCGACCTTTTGGTCGTTAATAGTAATAGTAGTATAGTTCATAAGTTAGTTTAAGCAACAACATCCAAAGCACCAGTAGATTGGATAGTACCTGAGAAGTTGATAAATTCAGTAGAAGATTGGTTCATAGTAAGGTCAGTGATATAACCTAAAAACTGATGATAATAAACAGTACCTACTGAAGAACCTGTTACAACTGGGTTCTGAACTCTTACGTTAACAAGAGTTTTGTTTACCATTGCGCCTAACAAATCTTCGTAAGAAATTTGAGCAATACTTGGAGCAGTCTCACAGATTGCATCAAAGTCAAGCGACATCTGAGGCTCTGAAGGAGATGTTAATACTCCACAGTTAGTTTGCTCGGTAGTTGCATCCATAGTTGTGTTAACTGAAGATGTTCTCAAGCAAACAAGGTTTTTGTATGATGTGCCACCAGCTACATCGATTTCTACGTTTTGTGTAGATCCTAAAATTTGTGCCATTGTTTTATTTTATTTTTGATTAACTAAATTACTTATTGTTATTATTTTTCTTGCGAAGAAATTTTGCCCATCCACCTCAGATAAGTATCTTGAACTTGTTCTTGCAGTTGGGTAAACTATAAAATTCGCATCGCTAAATCCATTCACATTAGGTGTTGGTATTAGCAAATTTAA